CAGATTTAAAGTTATCAAATAGAGTTARGTAGTTATCTAAGTTTAGTAACTCAATTAAAAACTTTTTCCTATTAGTGTCTGTAGCAGTTAGAAAACTGTAAAGAACTAGTAGTACTTTGGTAGACTAACTGACTAAAAGTCTTAAAGTCCATACCTATAACATTTTGTACAGTTTTGAATGTATTAGTAGCGGTATGAGATGATATATCCTCCCCCATCACAGACTAATACAACCTTAATACTTGCTTTTCTGACTACTGATATGCTATAGGTTCTTTCGTCTATACTAAAGTCAAGGTCTATGCTATACCCTTTATCCTTATAATGCCTATTAACAATATCCGCTTTCTTAATACCTTTAGAGTTTTTATTAAATAACGCCTCCTCTATTAATAGAGGGATGGAACTCTTACCTGTACCATTAGTACCTACAAGTTGTACAATTAGGTCTTTTTCTAAGTCTAGGCTATTATCTTTTCCATATTGAAAAGCAATTAGACCATTTTAGTTTTTAAGTATAATCATGATAGACTCCTAGAACCTCTTTTACTTTCTTTTCATTTAATCCCATAATAAACTGAAGATAYTCAGACAGTTCATCCTCTAATGTCATYTCYGGRGTTARTATAAGTGCAGAGTTCATTATGTCTCTTTATTAACTTTTTATCTAATAACTCATTGTCCTTGTCTACTTTTACTAAGTCACTAACATCCCCTTCTAATTCATATATTGTATGATGATAATTAGTCTTAATCATTTGATCGGGGTGACTAACCGTTTGCCTAATAAGCTGAGGTAGCTTTAGTTTAAGCCAAGACCATTCTAAGGTGTCACTTTCGAATAATAGTACTCCTGTATCTACAGGGTTCCTATGAAAGGAGGTAGTAACAGGACTTCCAGGGTACACTATATTACCCTGTGAGTTAGAGTGAGAGTGTAAATCTCCTGCAATAACTAGCTCCCATCCTTCTAGTTTCTTCAAGTCAATTTCAGGACTTACGTGTGGAGGGATCTCACCTCTTACATGTGTAAATAGGGTCCTACCCTCAAAGTCCTTAGGGTTAAACTCTTTTAGCTTATTATAAGGAATAAAGTCCATATCTTCTAGCTTATAGTAGTCATCAATAATCTCTACTAAAGGGTTTATTGCTTTTGTAACTTCTTTTAGGTTAGTAAAGAATGAGGTATCCTTCTTTACTGCTTCGTGGTTACCAGGATAGATAATAGTTCTTACACTAATATCTTTTATATACTTGAAGTACAGGCTTAACTCGTCTAACGTAGGCATCCTATCAAACAGGTCTCCCCCTATAACGTGTAAATCCACTGTCTTCTCTAACTTGTATAGTTCTGCAAATAGCAGCTCGTACCTATTAGTTGCCCACTCCCGTGGTACGCTTTTCTGACCTAACTTAATGTGCCAATCTGCGGTGAATAAAATCTTCATTGTTATTTCCTATATGCGATAAAAAAGCCCCATATGCAGGGGCTTCCTTATTTCTTGTTACTTACAGTAGTTCAGCAACTTCCTCTGCAACTTCCGTTGGTACATTAGTTGGACTAACATTCTCCAGAATTCTAGTTTCAATGAACTCCTTCTGTTGGTCTGCTGACGGACGGCTAATAACATCGTCAATGTTAGGTAACTCTTTTAGTAGATTCTAGCTCTTTCTCATCTAATGCTCTCACTTTACATTTTAATACTTGTAAAGTGTATTCTACATTAAAAGGTAGAGGACCAGTCTTCTGCTTCTTAAATGCTAAATCCCACCCAGTTACTGGGTCTGTTGGATCGCCTAAGTCTTCTGCTGCTACCATTACTGCTTCAAATAACTTCTTTTAAGGTTAAGCACTTTAACTTTACCGTCATCGGGGTCAATACACTGTACTGCATACGCCCATGAACATTTCATATCYGTATGGTAGTGTCTTACCCARTCCTTTTCAATATTTGTAAATTGTTCTTTATCTCTRTCAAACCCTAAACATTCCATAGGAACACGTTTACCGTCTGCTGTTGTTACCCAATAAACATATCTAGGAAGAACGTCTCCTACTATGCGAACAACATTTGTTGCCTTCTTTATATGTGTATGCGTCTACTGAAGACTTTTTTGCTTTACCTGTAACATTCTTAAATGTAATTGCCATATTATTTTTCCTCGTAATAAAATTTTATATTATCTTGCTCATCAAGTTCTAATAAAGGATTGTCCTCTATATCTCTCCGAGTTATCTCTGTGTATCTATATGGTAAGGTTGTTACTCCTTGCCACTTATAATCTAAGTAATTTCTATAACTTGCTAGTTCCATATAGGCAACCATCTGTTCTAGAGTTACTTGAAGTTTGTTCTTAAATATCGCTTTAGGATTTAGTAAAAAACTATCTCCAGTTATATCTTGTCTGTAAAACCTGTTTAAACTTCTATCCTTTTTAGGCATTTTAATACTATAAGTATAGATAACCATCAATCTTATTGTATTTTTAGTTACACCTTTGCTAAGTTTAAGCACCTTTTCCCAGTCGTAAAATATCAACTTAAATCTCCATTTTCGAATTTATATTATACCAATATTTAACCAATTTGTCAAGCATTATTTTTAACCAGCTACCACTTTAATATCATATCCTTGCTTGATATATACTGCTGAACGCGCTTTAGCTTGTCTTGCAGCAGTGTTACCCTTTAAGTGAATATCTAATACTACTGGCTGTATCTTGCCTTCCATTTTTCTAATGACCCTRCCTATCAGCTGAGTTAGTAGAGGTTCATTATTGATTGGAGTACCCAGAATAAGACAACTAAGCTCATTAACTGAAATACCCTCACTGAAGATGCTTTGTGACCCRTATAGGATATCTGCYTCTCCATTTCTAATCTTGTCCAACTCTTCATCTCTTTGTTCATGTGGTAGCTCTCCTGTAATACATATTGCATTATTTCCGGTTAGGTCGGCGCACCTGTTCAAAAATTGGACCCTATCACTTACTACCAATACTTTATGGCCTTTTGCTGCATACACTGAAGCAAGTTGTGCAATCATCTTCTGATAGTTCTCGTCATATGCCACCTGATTTACTCTCTTAGCCCAGGGAAGTTTTGCACTATCGGGGAACCGCGTCTCCGACTTAACTAATACAACTCTAGGGGTTATGTAGTTCTCTTTAGGAGGTTGATGTACATCGTAACCAAAGTAATCATTGAATATAATGTGTTTACCATCCTTTCGCTGAAGGGTACCACTCAGTCCTATCTTATATCTAGCGCTACACTTATCAATTATATTAGAAAATGTAGGTGCGCTTACGTGATGCATTTCATCCAAAATTTATTGTTCCAAACATTTTTTGAATTTCTGTCATTTTCTTACCAAGAGTCTGTACATTAGATACAACAATTATCGGGTCAGTATCAAACTTTCCACTTCCAATGACTCCTGGAACAATGCCCAAGCACTTTTCTATCTCATCTTCCCACTGCTTTCTTAACGCCAATGTATGAACTACAATTAAGGTTTTCTGCCCTAACTTAGCCGCAATGGCTATCGCTGTAAAAGTCTTACCCCAACTTACAAAAGCGTTAATAATTGCATTGTCCTCAACTTCGTTGTAAACTTTGGCTTGGCTATCCCGAAGGTCAAATTTGAAATCGGGAAAAGTTACCGGCACTAAAGTCCTTTTATCAATTATTTCAAAGTCCTCAGGTATTAAATCCATTCTACCCATTGGAACTGTTATTAACTTACTACTAATCCTACCCATATTCTTAATTATAGTAGGAGGCTCCATTGGATTGTAAGAAGGAATTGAATATGTCAATTCCTGGTCTATAAGTTTCTGTCGTTTAGCGTCAGCGGACATATAGATTCTGTTTGATAAAATTGCTTTTCCGCTCATATTTTCCTTTTAGTGTCTTTTAGTTTCTCAGTAGTTACTTCATATAGTAAATATCCTTTATCTATATGTAGTAGTCCTGCATACTCAGCTTCTAAGTTAAGTTTACCTGCTACTTCAAAGAAGGCAGGAACTCCTTTAACTCTAAATATAGTAGTMGTATCCGTGTACTTTTTAGATATTATTTTCTATATACTAAAGGGTGAAATDCACTCTTTTTATAGTTATATATATTACCWTCAAARTCTATAAAGTGTAACATCTTGGAAGCTAGTAAGTCTTTAAAGTTCCATACAGCTTTACTCAATGGGTAGACCTTATAGTCTTTTAACTTCTTAATAGCGACTCTACGCATAGGAAAGGATAAAGTCTTATCGGCTAAATCTATTCTCCTGATACCATATCTATCTGTTATTAACCCTGCYCCTATGTGCTCATGGTTCCTTATAACCCAGACCGGCCAATGTATATTAGAGAAACTCTGGGTACTGTTTGTCAAATTTCCCAAAGGCATAGTCYTCTCCAATATCTAAATCTACTCCGATCGGCTGGCCTGGTATAGARCAACCWCGATCTTTCTGAGTAAAGTCGGCCATAACCTTAGATACYTCTTCAATATCTTTATCTGCYACTTCTAGTACTAAAGAGTCATGYACTAATGCKATAATCTTAGCATCWRCAYCKKTGTCTTTAATCCATTGATTTAGCTCMAYACCRGCRAGTAGATTAATGTCACTAGCCACAGACTGGATAAGGAAATTAATGCCGCTACGCACTTCGTGTGATGCAACACCCTTGTCATTACTAAATACATTGCCAAGACGACGCTTACGTCCGAGAATACTGTAKATATATCCATTTGCTTCTATGTCCTCCTTAGACATTTKCAACCAATCCTTTAGTCTAGGAAAGGTTCTRAAATACTTAGCGATTGTATCTTTCGCTTGTTGAATAGAGAAAGRCTTACCACTATCTTTGGTAACTGTCTCTGCCACYTTAGCWGGGCCACTACCATACATAATACCAAASGTAAT